AATGGCGTAGCGTAGTTCCAGCTTATGACGCCGACGGAAATGCTAAACGTACTCATGGAGTATTTTACTCAGACATCGGAACAGTCTGGGACGACCTAACGATGGGAGACCTATGAGCGAAGACTTTTTATCTAAATCTAAATTTAGCAAGATGATCGAGGAGGCTGTTGTAAAGAAGAAGCTATCCTATATGGATGCTATCCTCGACATCTGCGAAAAGAACAACATCGAACCAGAAGACGTTCGAAAGTTTGTGAGCCCTATTATAAAGGGCAAACTTGAGGCTGAGGCAATGTCTCTTAATTTATTGCCTAAAACAAATTCACTGGATGATAGTTTTTTTGAATAAATACTATGTACATTATGAATTATCCAGTGTACAATATTTCAGTAACATTTCAGTAATACGGAGTAACATATGAGTTTTGCAAACTTAAAACGCAATCGCGATCAAATATCAAATCTACTACAGGCTGCAGAAGCAGTAGGTGGTAGCACAGAAAAGAAATCCTATACAGACGAAAGAATGTGGAAACCAACAGTTGATAAAGCTGGCAATGGTTATGCAGTCATTCGTTTCTTACCAGCAGGTGAAGGACAAGATGTACCGTGGGCCAGATATTGGGACCATGGTTTTAAAGGTCCACAAGGCCAATGGTATATTGAGAAGTCATTAACATCTATTGGTCAAGCAGATCCAGTCGGTGAGATGAACTCACTGTTATGGAACTCAGGTATCGAAGCAGACAAAGATAAAGCACGTACGCAGAAGCGTCGTCTTCATTATGTCTCAAACATTCTTGTTGTATCTGATCCAGGTAATCCTGCCAACGAAGGCAAGATATTCATGTATCAATATGGTAAGAAAATATTCGATAAGATTATGGATATGATGCAGCCACAATTCCAAGATGAAGAACCGGTAAATCCGTTCGACATGTGGGAAGGTGCTAACTTTAAACTGAAGATTCGTCAGGTTGAAGGTTATCGTAACTATGATAAATCTGAATTTGCATCGCAAAGTGCATTAGCAGATAACGATGAGAAATTAGAATCATTATATAATCAAATGCACGATCTATCCGAGTGGACTGATCCAAAGAACTACAAGACATACGACGAACTAAAGACTAAGTTGAATAGTATTCTTGGAATGTCTGCACCTCAAACGGTTGCCGCGGCAGTATCTCTAGATGAGGTTGCACGACCAGTTGAACCAGCAGCTGTTCTTAATCCTCATATTCCACAGGAGCCGGTAACTGCTGAGCAGGTATCGGAAGAAGGCGAAGAAGACACTATGAGCTACTTCGCTCGGTTGGCAAACGCTGACTAATTAACATAGCTTATGGCTATCTATTGCATTGCTCCAAGGTAGCCATAAGCATATGGATCTTTATTAATTATTTCTGAACTAGATGAAAAGTTGTTAGTACTGACTGACGTATTACCACCACTAGAATTGTCTATTATGACAGGTGGTGGAGTTTGTGCACTGCCATTGAAATAACCACCATATCCTAAATCTCTTATTAGGTTTTCTTGACTTTTCATATTAGCATTAAATTCATTCATTTTATCAAATAGAATAAATGTTCCTGTTCGTGCTGTTTCTCCAGCTAGACCGCCAGTTACATCTTTTGTTTTAAATCTAAAATCTGTGAATGGTGATATGAGTTTATTTGCTAACATATTAGGTAACATTACTGCACCGTCCACTAGCATATCCATTGTGCCAGCAGCATCCTCTACAATCTGGCCAGCTATACGTTGAGAACCCGTTTGGCCTGCTTTCTTTCTCTCTTCGTCTAAAAATCCCATAGTACCAGAGAATGCAAAAGAAGCACCACCTAATACTTTACCGCCTGTACTAATACCTTTTCTTAGTTTAGTGTTATTTTGTATTTGATTAAATAGAGTTTTAATCCTAGTACTTCTTGCCATTTTAGTTTTGTATCTAGCTTCGGCTTTTAAAACTCTTTTCTTAAAATCTTGTTTAGCTTTTATTTCATCAAAATTAGTTGCGGTAAGTCTTTTGCTTTTTATTTTAGGTGCATCCGTATCAAAACTTGGTGCAAGTGGTCGACCATCAGGTCCTAATAATTTTGGAGCATTAGGATTCCGTACAATTACATCGTCTATGTTATCAACTGCATCTACAGCTTCGTCAACTGCTGATGACTGTGATTTAAGCGTAGGTACATCAGTTTGAGTAAGAGGTGGATTTGGATTATTATAACGGTTTTTAAATGCTTCGGTAGGATCCATTTTACCTCTACCTGAACCGACAATTTTTCTTTTTACTGTATTATAACTAGCTTTAGTTGCAGCCTTTGCACCTTCTATAGCAATTTGTCCAGCTATAAGACTTACTGCAGCGCCAATAGCTGCAGATGTTTTTGGATCTTTTAAATTTATTTTCATTTCATCTGGATTCAATCCAAATGTTTTTGCGACCCAGCCAGGCATCGAAATACTATCGACATCCATTTTATCAGCTATCCAACCAGTAATCTGATCACCGAAGGCTGTACCAATACCTAACAATAAAGATGTGCGTCCTCTAAAACCAAGAAACTTTGCACCTAATGCAATGTTCATTCCGCCAGTAAGTCTTCGTTTGGCTTCTTCTTCGTCTTTAAATCCTATGTCCTCAGGTTTTACATTATCAAATACTTTGTCTAAAGCGCCTTGAGCTACTTCGTTTAAAGCAGCTGCGGCAGTTGCAAACATTAATCCACGGCCGGCTAAACGTGCAAGTCCACCGGCTGCAGCTCCGAGACCGAAACCTGCACCACCAAACATTCCATCAGTCATATTACGAAGACCACTATACGCAGTTCCGCCTATAGCACCACGCACAAAATTACCGGTAATACCTCTAGGTTTTACACGGCTCTCTTTCATACGCTCTAGTTTAGATTTCTTTTCTAATGCTTGTTGTCTATTTTCAGCTACAAGAGCTTTTTTCTCTTGCATTCGAGCGTCTTTAGCTTCATCCAATAATGATTTAATATTATTATTTTGCTGATCAATTAATCTATTATTAGCTCTTAGTTGTTCTACAACATCACTTAAACCAGTGCTTTTTGGACTGCTACCTGTACTTTTAACCATTTTGTTGTCTCTGCGCTTCTTCTTTTTGTTCTCTAATAAATTCTAGTAACATGCTAATATAGACTTCTTTTTCCCATGGTATCATTCCGTCTATCTCACTCAAAGAATACTTATGATGTTGCATTAATTGAAAGATCGTATTATAATGTGATGTTAGATCTGTATGAGATAGACAAACTAGAAAAAAGACTGGATACCTCTCAACTCATGTTTATTATGGTGGCCACACACGCAATCAAACTCTACGTCATATTGCATAGCAGGCATATTTTCTACGAACTCTCTCACCTGTTGAAATTGATCTGTATTCATACTACCAACAAACTCATCTAAATTTTCTTTAGACTCATTTTTTAAATCTATGATATCATCTTCTGTTTTTAGTTTATCTAAACTGAGACGAACCATAGCAAAGATAGATTCAATAGGATCATCTGTTTTTACATCATCATCTTCAAATAATGTATAGTATGCAGGATGAGATAATTGTAATTGCATATCAGGCGATAGCTGAATACTGTATTCTATGCCTTCTAATCCTTTTACTTCAATACTATCGATGTTAATCACAACTTCATTAGCTTCATTACATGACTGGCAGTTAACGCCAACCTTAGTTGTTTCTCCTACAGACTTAGCACGTATTTGAGTGAATAGATATTCTACATCATAAGTCGTAAGTTTTTTTACATCTACATCATCAGCGATACAAGCTTGTACCGTATCTAATATAGCTAATAATATGTCATCAGTATTTTCTGATTCCATAGCTAGTAACAGTACTTTTTCTTCTTTGACTAAAAAAGGCCGAAATCGAATCGTCTTTTGTAGCGAAGGTACTTGCACGCTGTATTTAGGTGCATCATTCAGTTTTGGCAATGCCATAATATAACCTCTTAATTAATAATATTATTTACCCTATTTATTATTGTTCCTAGTCCTCTTACTAGAGCGGTATTAGGGTTATTATAAAAACGTGCGCTCTTCCAATTGTCATATTCAAAGCTCATAGTCAACTCAACAAGAGGGCCGTCATTTGTTAATTGAATCTCAGTCATTGTAGTTGGAAAAGCATTTATTAGTGTACATTCATATACAACATTACTAGATTTAAATATATCAATGTCTAATGAAAAAGGACCTAGTTGCAGATCTGTGTCTATAGCAAATCCTTTTTTTAGTTGACAAATTTGAATATCTTGTGCATATTCAGATTTATAATTAGGAGTAAATGTACTTTTGTTTAAAACTCTATCTTGCCATACTTCAAAATATGTTTTTACTCCATAATCATTTAAAACCTGGAATGTCATAGATATTGCATCTAGCGCAAAGCCATATGCAACCTTAGTATCTTTAACACCTATCTTTCTATCACTTGTTAGAATTTGTCTTCCTGGCAAGGTAATATTCTTACATAACAGATTCAAGTCTCGTGTGTCATAGAAACCTAAACTAGGCAACTTAACTAAGTATTGACTAGACTGCGCAAATCCACCCTTACGTGTTGCTAAGGCTTTTAATTCATTTATACTAGGCATTTCTTATTTTATCCCTTGAATCTCTGTATATTTTACCTACACCCGCACCTCTCCATTGTGCAGTTGGTAAGAACGTTGCAATTTCCCATTCAGGTTCTTCTATTAATGCAAACTTACTTCTAACTTGAGTAGTCAAATATCTGTGTATTGTAGGCTTAACATATTTCGAAGGCAAACCATCTCCACCTAATAAACCGTTTAAAGCTTTTGCTCTGAGTGGTGGTGGAAGATAATGTAAGTTTAATCCATAGAATCCACCTTCCGCCATACGTGTTATTACTACGAGTGGGAATGCATCGAAGTATGGTAATGTATTTCTATGTTTTGCATTGTAATAGAACATATACATGTTACCTAATGGATTACGCATAGACGCTTGCATCTTAACAGTATCTTGTTGAAAAATAGTTTCTCCAGTTACTTTACCAAGTGCACCTGCTTTTTGTCTGAACCATTTTATAGATTCTTTTGTCCGCGGAGTAATACCTGCACGGAATGCCTGGATCTCTAAATCTGAAAATAAATTACGTCTTGCCATGCATCTATTTATACAGGTTTTTTACGTGTATAAGGTTTTAGTGGCTTAGTTGACTTTGGCATAATACCCATCTTTTCAAGAGTATGCTCAGTCCATATGTGAAAAGTATATCCACGATCTTTTGCATATCGCTGTGCTGCTTTCCATTTATTCTGATTCTTTACATATGTCAGACCTTCATTGATATACCTCTTTGTCTTTCTGCCCGGGTACTTGGGAGGTACGGTCTGATTTGATGGTTTAATCTCTACAAGGATTGTTTGGCCTGATTTAAATGTAATCTTGAGGTCCATGAAGTACCGATGATACTTTTTATCTACTTCATATAGGTATGGTATCACAGTCTCTTCACTAGACCATGACTTTACATCTTTATTATCATCGCACCATTTAAAACAATACTTCTCCCACATCGATCTGAAAACAATGTTAGTGAAGTCGCCTTTATACTTCTTAGGATTTTTAGGTTTGAATTTTCCAGAGTACGCCATGAAAATTGTTATAAATAGTGTAAATGTTTATTTATAGGTAACCATATGACACAAAGACTTAAAATAACTGAAGGTAATCCGTTCATTCATCAATTTCCATTAGGTATGTATGACGGAATGTCTGATACGCAGTATAGAGCTTCTATACAATTTATTCCATTAAAAGTAAGTGGTCAAACTATAAATAAATTTGCTGGTACAGATTTAGAGATTTTTAACGCCGCCAAGGTCGGAGAATCTATAGTAGATGTTGTAAAGAATGTTGGATCATCTGTTGGTAATTTACTTTCCAGTGCTGCTGGTGTACAGGAAGCTCTTGGGGCAGAGTCAGATATTAAAAATAAACAAACTGCTATAACTAATCATAGAAATAAAGAAATCAAAACACTGAAACCAATGACATATGACGATGACTTTGGTGTAACACAAATGCAAAGAGCCTGTCTATATATGCCTATGACAGTTCAGCAAATGGAAAACGTTTCTGTAGGACCAGAAAGTCTAGGTGTTATAGGTGGATCTATTAGCAGTGTTATTGCAGGTGGTAATGCTACATTAACAGGATTAGCGAACAAAGCCGTTCAAGCTGGAATAGGTGGAGCTATAGACTTTGTATCTGGCAATGCTGGCGCAGAGTTAGGATCTCTGATGGCAAATAAGATTGCTAGTCGCCTTAATACGCAAGCCGGTTTAGGTGTACAAAACGCAACTCGTATACAAATTAGCCCTAACACAAGAGCGATCTTTAAACAAGTTAATATTAGAGAATGGAACTTTTCTTTTCAATTGATACCGACGAGTGAAAAGGAATCTATTGAAATAGAAAACATCATAGACTTTTTTAGAATGGAACAATTGCCCGAAGAATTAGGTGCTAACGGAATTTCAATGGCATATAGATTTCCTAATTTAATGAAGATTCGTGCTTACTATCATAAAATAAATGAAGATGGAGAATTTGAAGATATAATTCCACTCGTTACTAAATTTTTACCTGCATACTTACAATCAGTAGATGTTACATATAACACAAGCGGTATGTCATATTATGACAACGGTAAGTTTCATGATGCTACATTGAATATAAAATTTATTGAATATCGGCCGTTAAATAAAAACGATATTATTAGAGAACGAAATTACATGAGAAGAGGTCCTATAAGGCCAGAAGAATTTAGTTTAAGGAACAGAGGCAAATGAGTCATTTTTCTAAATTTCCATACGTATTATATAATTTTGGCAACGAAATAGAACCTGTAGTTTTTCAAAAGCTTGGTACATATGTAGATATTATCGATCAGGTTAAAGATGATATTACAGCCTATGCTGATTATACAGTATTAGATGGCGAAAGACCAGACATTTTAGCACATAAAATATATGATGACATACGATACTATTGGTTATTCTTTTATGTTAACGATCATATTAGAGAACAAGGTTGGCCATTAACAGCTAATGAAACATTTGAGCAAATGAAAAAGTATTATCCCAATCAATTTATCAGAACATATGGTAATTGGTTCAATAGTGATTTTAAAATAGGTAATCGTGCTACTGGTAAAAAGAGTGGTGCATTTGGAGAGATTGCACAAACGCATCCTGATCTAGGACAGATTATAGTAAAAGTAGAAAATGGTTTAAAATTTCAAAAGTCTGAAGTTGTAGAAGCAGGCTTTGGGTTCTTTAATCCAGATACAATTAATATACAATCTACTGGTCCTCAATATGAAGCAGTGCACCATTACGAAGACGCAGATGGCAAGTATGTAGATATTGATCCTTTACAAGATGCACCATCTTTAGTAACACCCATTACATTTGCTGAACGTTTTATCGACGAAAATGAAAAACGAAAAAGAATTAGAATAATTAAGCCTGATGTAGTAAGTCAAATATATTCAGAATTTAATAAAGCACTGAACTAATGCCACAAGTATCTTCACAAAGTGAATTTGAATTTAGAGACGTAATACTAAGTATCCCAGAACGGGGTATTGAAGTTGATATTAGTTTATCAATGTTAGAATTAGTATTATATGAATCTATTGATTTGCCATATTTAACTGGTAAGATGCTTTGTGCAGACACACAGGGATTTTTTCAAGAATTAAGGATGGATGGAACTGAAAGACTTAGGTTACAGATTATATCTACAGAATTTGATTATACGTTTACACGCAATTTTATAATTACTCGTACGCTAGGTAAGGTGCAGATAGGTGAATCAGGGCATGCATATAATTTTTATATTGCTGAAGATACGTTTTTTATTGATATACTAAAAAAGGTTTCTCGTACATATGAGGGTAAACCAAATAATATAATTAAAAAAGTATTATCAAGTGAATTTAACAAAGAGCTAAACCTGATAGGTAAAGAAACTGCTCAAGCACCATTTACTTATATTTCTCCATTCACTTCACCTTTTAATATTATCGAAACCATAAGACTTAGATCTTGTGATACGAATGGATATCCATTCTTTGTTTATGCATCGATGAATGACGATGCAATTAGAATGAAAAGTTTATCTGAGATTATAGAAAATGAACCAATCAATAAAATACCATTTACATTCAGTACAGCACAGAATTATAATGCTGATGCAGAAAAGCAATTAACTAATATAGAATTTTACGAAGAGGTAGGAGCTAATGATACAGCCGAATTAATATTAAAGGGAGCTGTACAGAATCAATATAATGTTTTAAATCTAAGCACAAGTAAGAGAAATGATTTTAATAGATTTAATATCACAGAAGTGTTAGATGCAAAAGAAAATTCTATATTCAATAAAGATTTAACAATTCAAGATAAACAATTAAATGAGTATAATCCTAACGTTATATACAGACTTGTAAATTATACTACTTCAGAAGAATTAGGTTATCACGATGAAGAAGATATTGAGAAGCATGTAAATAAAATGAAATCGGCTTCTCTGATTGAAGCCTTAGAAAAGAAAAAAATCAACATTACATTAGCTGGTGTTCTGAACTATTTTGATGACGGAAAAGTATTTGTTGGTGAGCAAATACTTATTAATAAACCACGGCATAATGCAGGTGAGTTAGACGAAGTTGCAAGCGGACCTTATATTGTTTTGCAGAATAAACATGTTTTTGTAGATAATAAATATTCGATGGGCTTAACATGCAGTAAGCTTACAGATCAAACAGATACTACTATCGCAGTTAGTCCTATAGGGTATACAAGCACATGATGAATAAATTTTACGGAGATGCAATAAGGTGGTTCGTGGGTATCTGCGAATGCACTTCAGATCCATTACATTTAGGTAGGGTTCGTGTACGAATTTATGGTGTACATAGTGATAATACTGATGAAGTACCAGAATCATCATTACCATGGGCTGCTACTATGACACCAACAACAGAAGATGGCGTTAGTGGATTAGGTAGAAACTCAAATCTAAAACCTGGTGCAATGGTCTTTGGTATGTTTACTGATGGTCATGTATCTCAGCAACCAATGGTTTTAGGTTCTTTGCCAAGAATAGAATCATTAGATACAGAACAAAATACCACGAAAAATAATGATGCTCCAAAAGTACAAACACAAAATGTACCTAATACTAAAACAAGTACTGAAGCACCTAGTAGAGGTACTAATGCATATACTAAAGGATTAGTAGGTTCAGACAATGTAGAAAAAGCATTTAACTTCTTAATTAGTAATGGATATAGGCCTGTCCCGGCAGCTGCTATTATTGGTAATTTTATGAAAGAATCTCAGGGAGAAGGTCAAGGTATTAGGCCAAATGCAATAAATCCTACTTCAGAGTCATATGGTATTGCTCAATGGAATCCACAGCCTGCAGCCTTGAGAAAGCAAGAACTAGTAGCATGGGCGAATGATAGAAGACTAAGATGGGATACCGGAAACCCTGGATCACCAAATGATGTAGAAGCTTTATTAACTCAATTACAGTTTTTTCATTGGGACTTTTCAACACGCCGTGCTGATTTTTACAATTATGTTGATGTGTTCACTTCAAATAACGTTTCATTAGCAACACAACTTTTTATGGATGGATATGAAAGACCTGGTGCTGCAGAAGCAGATTTGCCTCAAAGAATCAAATATGCTAAACAAACTCTGGAGACATATGGATGAGTATTAGTAAGACAGATGTTAATCTAACATTGTTGACTGCATTCAAGAACTCTAACTTTATAATAGTCGGAGAGAAGGCACTGCAAGCTGCTAATGCAACTAAACTGCAATCTGAATCTCTACTTGAGAGTGATCAGACTATTAGTGGTATTAAGAGTATTTCTAATATCAACGTTGCTCCATCTATTGCACAGCTCGATACGGTATTGCCGGCAACGAGTGTGAATGATTCGGATGATTCGGATATTAATCTTATTACTGGTACACGATCACAACCAGGCCGATTGAACACCGTAATCGGATCAGGGTCACCACAAGCAGTAGGTCAATCACTTGCTACAGTAACTGATCGTAACGCATTTCAATATAGAAATGAATTAAAATCTATTGCAGTAGACGACGCAAAGCCAATAGTCTTAGATATTGATATAGTATTGAATGAAGGCGGAGTTGCACAGACTGGATTTTCTAATTCTATTAGCGATTTTAATTTATCAATTAATAATTTAATTGGTAACAATACTAATTCTCTTTTAGGTAATTGCATCCTCAATATACAAAATGGTATATTTCCTGTACTAAATTCAATAGTTCCCAATATATCAAATACACTAACTCAAACAGTGGTTGGATTATTACTTGGTAACAGAAAAGTAGAAGCTGCAAGACTACTAGAGAAAAATTCTAACCAATCAGCAGCTGAAATAGAAAAGAAATTAAATGAAGTACCGGTATCACAAAGTAACGTAGTTGATACTCAAACTAAGAAGCTTGTCGGCGACAAAACTGTACCAGCTTATGAATTATTATCTGAACAAGAAAAGCTATGGTTGTCAGAGAATACACCTACATTCGGTTCATATAGATTTGATATAATAGGTACAAAAGAAGAAATGATATCTGAAATCAGAAATTCTACTAGAGACATCACGGAGTTTGTTGTACATTGGACCGCAAGTTTTAAAAATCAATATTTAACTGCAGAAGATATACATGAATGGCATTTAGATAAAGGCTACACAGGCATAGGTTATCATTATATAATCCAAAGAGATGGTAAGCTGCAAAGAGGTCGACCGCTTAATTTGATTGGTGATCATGCACCAGAATTTAATCACAATCGATATTCTATAGGTATTGCATTTGTAGGCGGATATAATTGTGCTACAGGAACTAAGAATCATGAAAGATTTTTATCTGCAGAAAGTTTTACTACAGCACAACATAATACATTTGCTATGTTTTGTGAAGCATTCTATACAGTGATACCTGCAGGTCAAGCATGGGGCCATAATGATGTTAGTGACATGAATACAGATCCAGGCTTTAATGTTCAAAAATTTGTAAAACTAATATTTAATAAAGAAAATCATTTTAAAAAAGGTGACGTAAACGGATCATCTGTATCGTTCAAGCAATTATCCGAACTAACCGGAGTGAATTACATATGACAACAAGAAACGATAATTATTTAGATAGAATCTTAAGATTAGGTCAAGGTAAAGCTGACACTCAGGGCACTAATACTAAAGCATTTGTAGATCCGAATAATGAGTATCCACGAAAAGATAATCACAATCAGTCATCTATAAATCAAAGAGTCCATCAATTATCAATTGGTGGATCAGTAGCTGACGTTAGTCTTGATCTAGATCCACCCGTTAAAACATATTATGGCAAAGCAGATATAAGAGAAACTGCGTCAGGCCATGTTATAGAATTAAATGATACGCCCGGGGGTGAGCGTGTACTCATTAAACATAAAACAGGTGCTGGTATTGAACTGAGACCAGACGGCACAGTGTTAGTTGTATCTACGAAGAACAAAGTAGAAATATGCCATGGTAGTAACGAAGTCATTGTAGAAGGTGAAGCAACACTATCATATAAAGGTAATTTAACTCTTAATGTAACAGGTGATTATAATGTCAATTGTAGAGATTATAACGTCCATGCTCGAGGCAGCAAAACCGAACAGATTGACAATAATTCGGCGACAACTGTATTTGGAAATTATGGTAATTCGGTTTCAGGTACGTTTGTACAGAGCGTTGCAGGCAATACTACGAACCTTACTTTGGGTACGCAGACTCTTGTCACAAAAGGGGATCTGGTAGTAGCAACTGAAGGTTCACAAGAAATAGTATCCAAAGGTCCAAGTATATACACATCTGAAGAACAAATTAATTTGTCTTCTCCTGATATTAATATTGTTGCAAAAGATATTGCAGTCGCTGGTAGTAGAGGTACAATCGGAGGCGGTAAGACAGTGCTTTACGGAGAAACTATTCACGGCAATCTAAAGGGCACTGCAGATAAAGCACGTCGTTTAGGTACGGTAGGTATAAGCATATTCAATTCG